TACTACCTGAGAGTTTCGATGCTACTGTACTTAATGAAGAGTTAAGGAGCTTTTTGAAGACTTCATCACTCCCCTTAACACGCGCCTTAAAGGTCTGGTTAAGTAGAGGTGCCATCTCATTAGCTTCTGAGATCACTTGTGCATACAAGCGTGCCTCCTCTTCATAGGCACGCTGACCTTCTACTGTGCTTAAATCATGTTCCATATCTTACTCCGATTTGTTTATACCTATAAGGTAGGTTAATTAGAATTCACTATTAGTTGCTTCTAAGTCATCTGCTGGTAGTGTTACAGCTTCACTTTCTGGGGAGGGGGCACTTCTGTCACCACGCCCACCTCCTCCATCATCAAAACTGTTACGAGCGCGTTGCCCTTCATCACCATCTTTCTCTTTACCAACTTCGGGCAAGTCATACACACCTTTAAGCTCTGTGTAAGTACCCGTCCTAATGTCTTTCTCTGCAACCACAGTACTCCCAACCATGTGACCGATACCTCGGTTCTTAAGGTTGCGATATAGCGTAACGCACTTATTACGAAAAGTGCTGGCAACAGTATTACGCTCGATACCCCAAACAGCGTTAGCCCAAAAAGTAATTGAGCCAGCCCCACGAAAGTCAGACTCGTAAACTTCACCGCCCCTTGTATGAGGTGTTCTGCCCCCAGACTCATGAACTTTAACGAGGTGAGATAGCAGCATAATATTAACAGGATTTTCATCTTTAAATGTTCCTAATCGTTTCATAGTTTCATCGATAGCCTGAACGCCAGAAGCGACTTGACCTTTGTCGTTCTTATGCACAAAGGCTGTTAGGTTATCAACAACGAAGTACTGGTAGCCTAATGCAAAGCACTCTTCCATGACTTCCATCACAGCATCTACATCTTTGCTACCGTCAAGGTCTGCAATGATTAGTCTGTCTTGGTTATCTAGGAGGTCAATAGCATCATCGGTGAGTTAAAGTCCTTACCAACGAGCATACCCGCAAAGGTACGGACAGTCTCAGCGGCTTGGTTTTCAAGGTAGATAACAACAACGTCTTTACCTTGACGCATTAGGTTATCCACATGAGCCATAGTGGTATCAGTCTTACCGACACCTGTACCAGCTCCCCACACAGATAAGTAATGTAGTCGAATAGCAAAGGTAATAGCGTTAAGGCCATTAAGCCAGTAACTAATACCCATCTCTGTCATCTCACGAGCTTTCTCTCGTAGGTCACGGACGCGCTTCAACTTGCCATTAGCTTTCTGCTCTTCTGCATTAAAGATAGCGGATACGAACTCAGCATCTCTACCTTTGTTAAGAGCATCATTAGGATCTTTACAGCCACTAGGCAGTACGAGTCTTCGTGACTTATCACGGAACATCTTAGAAGCTGCTAAGTTAAGGGCATTACCTGTCTCATCATCATCAAAGCACCAGATCACTTTAGTAAACTGATTTATTACATCTTTGTTATCAATAAGCTCTTGTACACCCGCCTCTCCTTTGTTCACAGATAATACGAACATCTTGTTAAGCCCATCAAGTGACTCTCGTCCTCCTAATGTTTCTAGCTTATTCATCTGCTTGATGAACATCTGCTGAGCTGCCATAGCATCTGGCTCACCACCAACAACTAGCAGCATATTCTTACGCTGACCAGAAGCAGAGATCTCTTTAAAGGTATTCAAGCCGAACATATCTTGAGCACCAAAGAGCTTGCCTAAATTACCATAATTAAATGATTTAGGTAAGGTTCTGCACTTAGCACCAACTAATTCACCCTTCTCATATCGAGGATAATAATGCCGTACTACCTGCGTCTGACCTTCATCATGACCTACTCTGACGTTGTACATCCTAGCTATCAATCCGTGAATACCTCGGTCTACTAGGTTCTTGACCTTAAGATCATCGAACCAAGAGCACTCTAGTTCCCACTCTTTGCGCTGGGACTCTAGCTCTTCTTCGTTCAGTACTTCGTACCGATCCTTCTTACGCATACCACCAAGTGCCATTGCACGAAGCAGAGGGTCTGAGATCTTACCAGAAGCATCAAGCTCACGAAAATCTCCTACGCTGTACTGTATATCCCCCATGATTGGGAGTTCTGAGAGCGGCTTGGCTGTGCCTGCTGCCTCATAGTAAGGCTTACCGTCTTTGTGGAACTGTTTACGATAGCAGTAGCCACCACCATCATCAAAGCGCATTAGGTGATCACCTGATTTGTCGTGGCCACCTAGTCGGCATTCATGACAAGGCTCATTACGAATAATATTACCCATTATCACGGCCCTCATGATTGATCAGAGTGCTTGACCATGGCAGTAGGCAATCGAACCCTTGCTTAGTCTCATCATAGTCAAAATCACGCTTTAGGCTGCGCTTAGCACGCTTAGAGAGCGCTTTAGGCTTCTTACTTTCGTACTGATCTTCACGAATCGACTTTCTGTTTTTAATTTGCTGATCTACTTTAGACATTATAATTCTCTTTTATTCAAATTAAGAGGTTTCACATGTGAAACCTGAACTGTGATATTACCGATAGGGTAGTTTAAAGGCTCTCGATGAGAACTGTTCCTATTAAAGCCATTAGTAGGAATATCATTGCAATAGCTATCTCTTGGTCATGAGTCATTATTCACCTCTGAGTTATTAATTAATAGGATAGCAGTACCAGTAGCTCTTAACGCTCTTTATGCTCTTTATTCTCTTAACGCTCTTAACGCTCTTGCTCTTCTGGTGTACCTAGAGGGTAGGTTAATTAACTGGCTAGGGAATAATAGACTTAAACGAAGAAAGCCCACATAAATGCAGGCTTCTTAAAGGAGGGTTTTGGTTATTATTATAATAATTAACCAAACAAGTAAGGGGAATTCCTAACCTGTTCTAAGTCTAAAGAGCCTCGCTCTGGTAGCTCTACATCAATCTCAGTCATAAGACGTTCTTCGTTATACGTCTTAAAATCCGCATCGACATCGTTTTCAACGTACATATCCACGAATGATCCGTTAAGCAAGCCACGAGCTTTCTGTGTATTACAGGCATGTGTACCGAAAGAGTCATGAATAACTGCAATGGACTTAATCCCATTACGCAAGTAATAGTTAGTAGCACGGATAAGGTGACTTGCATCCATGCTGTGAACAAAGTTAGGCGCGCAAGAGCTCCCCATACGTCTTGCATCTATTTTATTCGTATCTTCTTTAACACGGAACTTGCAGCCACCTAACATGTTAGTGAAGACTTGCTTATCTTCACTTACTTCAAAGATAGATTGTTCTACAATAAATCCAGTAGGAGTTACCCATTCTAATGAAGAGCCTAGAGTGGATACAACTGCTGTAACTGCTTTAATATACTTCATACCCGCTTTTGCGGCCACTACCACCTCGCTAATACCCTTCCACGTCATCATAGAAGCTAAAGAAATAGCCTCTTGCAGTGGCATCTTGCCGCTCTTGTCCGTGAAATTATGAACTTTACCTGCTAACATACCACCTGCAAGCTCTTTACGCTCTGCCTTTTCTTGCAGATCACGAAGATAGTCAGAGATAGAGTCGCGGCATGTAAGCTGTGAGCTGCCATAAGGTAGCGTCATTACTGGCTTTTTCGTCATAGAACGATTAACACCAATATTAAGCCACTCTTCTGACATCTGGTAAGCCTTTACCTTGCCGATTTTCTCTTCAATCTTATCCCACATGGGTACGTCTTGAGTGTAACCACTTACAATTGCACCCATCCAGTTGTTTACATGATCTGATACAGCTCTATAGATATCTTGAGGCTTATCAGAAGGCACTAAGTTTACCTCTTTGCCTCCAATCTCATCACGTAACATTGCAGAATAGTGCTGAATACCTGAACATGATCCATCCATTGCCACCGCTGCATGGCTGATAAAAGTACTTGCTTCATTGCCTTCTTCAACATGATCAAGTAGTGCTGCATACTCATAGCACCACGCTAGGAACTGCCATGGCTTATCCGCGTTAGTCCATTGTGTAAAGCTGATTGGATCTGCTGCAATGTCTAAACACATATCTTTGAACTCAGAGGTTTCACAGCGTGAAACACGTTCATCAAATTCTTCTTTATCCCATCCCCATACATTAGCGCCATGGACTTTAAGCCAATATTCGCCCGTGTCGCCCAGTTCTAGCCCTTCTGAGAAGCGTATCAGTGCCTTTTGAAGATCACCACCGTGAGGGCTTAAAAGTGAACCCTGCGAGTATAC